TGGTGCTCGCGGTCGATACGCTGAGCGACCGCCTGCGCGGGTGGATGGGGCGCAGCTGACAACCGGTAAACCTCTCCGATGCTCCCCCTTGCTCCTGGCTCCCGCGTCGTCATCCGCGACGAAGAATGGCTCGTCCGCCGCATCGACCCCGCGACCGACGGCGGCTGGCTCCTCACCTGCGATGGCATTTCCGAGCTGGTCCGCAGCCAGTCAGCGCTGTTTCTCACCACGCTCGAAGACGGGATTGCCGTCCTCGACCCCGAGAAGACCGAACTCGTCCCGGACGACACCCCGCCTACAACGCCAGCATCCTGTACCTGGAAAGCCTGCGCCGACGTAACGTCGCCAACGACGCCAAGGTGCACCTGGGCCACCGTGGGGTGATGAACCTTGTCGCCTACCAGCTCGACCCGGCGCTGCAGGCGCTGCGCAGCTCATTCAAGCTCGTCTTGGGAGCAGTTCGCATCCGACAAATCAGGTGTCGAAGCCTGAAGTTTACATAATGCACATCGTGGAACGTGCATTTTCCAGCACTGGCGCGGCATTAGCGGGCGAGGGTGACGTTAACAAAACGACACCGACAGCCGCAGTCAAGGATGCTGCCATGCTCAACGTTTTCGCAGCGCGCTCCCACATGGCGCGGGTTTCCGGTCGCTTGGTACGCGCGGCCATGCACTCGGCCATGATCTCCGGCTTGCCCAGCAGCTCTGCCAGGGCTGCGGCCTGATCCTCGTTCGGGGCCGTCCGTCCTACGCGCCAGTCCGACACCGTTGCGCGGCTTACTCCGAGTTGGCGGGCTAGGTCGCTGTCGTTCTTGACGATTCGCCGGTCTGTGGCCTCGTCCAAATAAAACCGTATCGCTTTCATGGTGTGGGTTCTCCCGTTGACCCTTCCACAATAATTTGTCGGGCGTCTGTTGACAAACTGTTGGGCGTTACCATACATTTCGGGCGTCGGGCATCACCCGACAAACCACCCCCTCGGGGGTGGGTAATAACCCGGCGGGGCAGGGTGCCGGGGTGGTGTGAGGCGCAAAGGCCCGTCTAGTAATACGGGCCTAATTCGGCAGCCGGGCGCTTGAGCGTCCGCTGCCGGTTCCACGGTAGCCGGGAGGTTCTAACCTTGAAAACTGCAATCATCGATTACCTCGGCCTGACGATCCGCACTCACCCGGACTTGCTCCGCGAGACTGCGGAAAAGCTCCTCAAGCAGTGGCTCGGCGTCGAGTGCCGTTTGATCGAAACCGGCAAGGGTTGGAACGGCTACAAGTGCCGCCTCGATATTGAAGGCGCGGGCCTTGTGGCCTTCGGCGGGAACGGTGACACCCTGCACATTGAGCTGACCGGCGATGGTTGCGTGCAGGTCAAGTCCTGGGAGGAAGTGGCGCTCTGTCTGGAACACCTCGACGGAAAAATCACCCGCGTCGACGTCGCCGCCGATGATATGGAAGGGCAGGGCTACGATATTGACTGGTGCCGCCGCCAGTACCAGGAAGGCGGGTTCGATCCCGAGCGCGGCGCGAAACCGAAGGCGCATTTCTACGGTGACGAGGGCAGCGGTTCAGGCTGCACCTACTATGTCGGCTCCCGCGAAACCGGCAAGCTGTTCCGGGGCTACGAGAAAGGCAAAGAGCAGGGCGATCCGGATAGTCCTTGGTTCCGTCTCGAGGTCGAGTGGCGCAACCGGCACCGCGAAATTCCGATCAACGTTCTGCGCTTCCCGGAACAGTACTTCGCCGCCGCGTATCCCTGCCTTGCTGACTTCTCCATCGAACAGCGGCCTATCAAGACTGTGGCCCACTCCGCTGCGGCCCACATCGAAAAAGCGGTTGAGCACGCGAAAAAACAAGCCGGGCGCGTCCTTCATGCACTCCTGACGCTCAACGGCGGCAATCTCGTCGAAGCTGCCGCCCGCCTGCATGTGCCCGAGCTGCCGAAGCGGCTGAAAGGCTACATCACCGCATTCCTTGCGCTCGATGAGTCGGAGCGCACCTATACCGATGCCACGGCTCCCGCCTGGGCACATACGGCCACCCCTGATGAAGTTCACACGCTTCACGCGGCTTACCAGCTGCCGCGTGCTATCTGGCGTGCCCGTGAAGGGGAGCAAAACGATTTCGAAGCGGGGCGGAAGGTTGATGTAACCGATCTGCCAGCCGTCCAGGCTTTCCGCAACTACTGGAACCGGGTCAGCGCCGCCCCGATTCCGGTCCTCACTTAAGCGGCCATCAGGAGCAACAAAATGCAGATGCCCTTTGAAGTCCTTTCCTATCGCCACCTGAACGGCAAGAAAAACCCTTCTGACCGTTTCACCATCGTTTGCGGGCTCGTCACGCTGCTCGACGGTCAGCGCGCCTATGCCGAAGCCTTCCTGCGTGGCGAATCCCATTTCCAGCCGGGCAGCTACGCGCTCGAAGTCGAAATTCGCGTCAACCAGGATCGCCGGATCACCGCCGACGTGCGCGGCGTGCTGCCGCTTCGCCAGCAACAGCAACCGGCACCGGTCAAGGCTGCGGCGTGATCTGCGTCGAAATCGGCGTCGACGGTGCCGTCTATGCCGTAACCCCGCAACCCGCCGACGTTTCCGCCTGCGGGATGGTCATTGTCAGCGCCGACAGCGTGATGAATACGCCGTGGGCACTGACTCCCGAGCAAGGGTCCCAAATTGGTGCATCAATCCTGCTGGTTTGGGCCGTTGCGTTCTCGTTCCGCATGATCGTGCGGGCGCTCTCAACTGTCGATTCTGAGGAGAAAACGACATGAAAAAGCTGCAAACCCTCGGTGCTGGCCTTGGTCTGGCTGTGCTGTCCTCGGCCTCGTTCGCTGCGGCCCCGGACGTGGCCGCCGTTGTTACCGAAATCGAAGGCGCGGCGACTCCGATCGCTGCCATCGGCGCTGCGGTGCTGCTTGTGATGGTCGGCATCAAGGTGTTCAAGTGGGTCCGTCGCGCCATGTGATTCTGCGCGGTCTGTGATCGCCGGGGGCGGGCTTCGGCTCGCCCTTTTTTCTTGTGACTGTCACAAGTAACAGGGGGGGAAATCATGGGCGTGTGGGTACTCGTTGCCATCTTGGGGGCGGCATGGCTGATCTTCAACGACTGATTCGCTCTGCGCTGTGGTTCGCGATTGGGGTGCTGATTGCTGCGGTGCCGATGCTTTCCTATGCCTGGGATAATTCGACAAATACGTTTATCAGTACGTCGAAAGAGAAGCGAACGGGATCGTATGACACATCTTGTGAACCGGCGATTAGCTCGGCTTTAGACGCTGCTGTTGGTGTTTCTGCGGTTGGTCATACGAATTTTGTAAATGCTCTGTTTGCGGCCTTGCCATCAGAAGTTATTTGCAATTCCGGGGCCGTTTTAAAATCAGTAGACGTTCCTACCACTTATGAAGGAACTACGCCTCGCACTTCCTCTGCGATCGTTATATATAAGCATCCAACGCAAAATAGTTGGTTGTCTGAGTGGAAAGTAAATTTTTCTGTATATGAGGAATGTCCTTCTGGTCAGACTCTCAATTTTTCAACCGGACTATGCGAAGAGCAGGAGCCCGAATGCGGCCCGAATTCCGCGCTCAGCGGTGCCGGTGATCGCTGCTTCTGCAATCGTGGCTATCAGACCCCTGAGGGTGGCGCTTCCTACCTCGTAACGGAGGGCGGATCATGCGTGAGCTATTGTGACCAGACCATTGGCAAAGTTTCCATCTTCACCACTGCAAACACTGCGGGCGGCGTGTGCATGATGGGTTGCTGGTATAACCGCGAATCTGTCGTCGGCGGTTCTAACTGCAGCCTTTCTCTTGACATTTCCGCTGATGCAAACAGCCCAGCTACTTACCGTTGCTCGATGGCGGGGACCGGTCAGCACTGCGACAACTACGGCCAGGGCGAAGGCTCCGAACCGCCTGCACCCGAACCCGAACCGCCACCATCCGAACCCGAGCCCGAGCCGGAACCCTGCAAAACGGGTTTTCAGACTGTCTCCGTGAACGGCATCAGTTCGTGCGTGAAGTCGCCGCCGCCGATTGATAACGTGGATCAGGCGCAGCAGACAACAACGAACCCGGACGGCACGACGACGACGACGAATAAAACGACAACAACGAAAGTGAACGATGACGGGACGGTCACGAAAACGACTGAGACGCAAACGACGACGAAGGATCAGGCCGGGAACACGATTTCATCCGGGACTAGCTCTCAGTCTGTCGAACAGGGTCTTGAGGGCTTCTGCGAGGACAATCCTACAAGCTCCATTTGTGGCGAGCAGCCCGGCCTATTCGATGGTGACTGCCAAGGTGAAATCAAGTGCGAAGGCGATGCCCTGCAGTGCGCGATAGCTGCTTCCACCTTCAAAACGCAATGTGCGCTGTCTGTAACTGACGACGTTAAAGATGCTTTTCAGGACATGATCAATTACGACGGTACAGGTCCGGGGGAGGGGCTTGATCGGCTGGAAATTAACGTCAATGAACTTCAGGTGTCCATGTCGGGCGGCGGTGCGGGTCTTGCGGACCAGTCTTTTTCGATCATGGGTAAAACGATTGTTTTGCCGTTCAGTCAGCTTAATTCGATTCTTGCGTTTATCGGTTATGCGGTCATGGTTATAGCGTGGCTGCAAGCGTACAAGATCATCCGGGAGGCGTTCTGATGCCAGCACTAGCAGCCGCAATTATCACGGCCCTCGGGTGGTCGATGAAGTTTCTTGTGGGTCGCGTCCTTCTCGCGTTGGGCCTGCAGATGGCGTTGTTCGTGGGACTCGATCTGACGCTTGATGCAATTATCGATACCGTTTTTTCAAACCTGAATTCGATGGATGGCACCGTCTACGCAATTGTTCGGGCTACCCGCATACCGGATGCTGTCTCGGTGATCAGCGCGGCGACGATGACGCGCTATAGCCTTGTGATGGCGAAAACCATGTTTGTTTCTCGGGTGACGCCATGATCTACTTGCACACTGGTCAGCCCGGAGCCGGAAAAACGCTGCTCACTTTGCACGCGGTGCGTGAGCGCGCAAAGACCGAAAACCGGCCCGTCTTTTATGCGGGAATCGAGATCCTCAAGCCGGAAGAATTCCCAGGCTGGCAAGTCCTCGATGACCCGAAAAAGTGGTTCGACTGCCCGGATGGCGCGATCATCGTCCATGACGAGTGCCAGACGCTCTACCGGCCTCGGGGTAATGGAGCTGCCGTGCCGGATTACGTGGCGCGGTTCGAGACGCACCGGCATCAGGGCTTCGACATTTACCTGATCACCCAGCACCCGATGTTGGTGGATTCCAACATCCGGCGGCTTGCGGGTGAGCACTCGCACATCGTGCGGGCCTTCGGTGCCAAGCTGGCGACGATGCACACTTGGCAGCAGGTCAAAGAGCAATGCGACAAGGTGCGCGGCGACTCGATGCAAAAAACGGTTCCTTACCCGAAGGACCTTTTCGATGCCTACAAGAGCGCGACCGTCCACACGCATCAGCGCAAGCTTCCGTTGCGTATGCTCTGGCTCCTGCTGGTGCCGATCGGTCTGGCTGCATCTGCTTGGTACATGTCGCACTGGTATTCGGCGCAGGAGGCACCTAAGAAAGCGGAAAGCATCGTCGGCACGTCCATTCCATCTGAGTCTGCCCGCTCACGTCAAACCAACGGCCCGAAGTCGCTTCAGGAATGGTTGCGGGAACAGCAACCGCGAATCCTCGGCCTGCCGCACACTGCACAGGTCTATGACGAAGTGACCAAGGTCGTTACGGCTCCATACCCCGCGGCCTGCATCGCCAGCTCTACCCGGTGCATCTGCTACAGTCAGCAAGGCACGCGGCTCGACACGCCGGAAGCGCTCTGCCGCCAGATTGTCGCAACCGGCTATTTCATCGCCTGGAATACCCAGCAACAGCAGGGGCAGGGCGTAGCGGGGGCGGCGCAGCCGACACCTCTACGCCCTGCATCCATGGTCAAGCCCGGTTGATTGGCGTTGATCATCACGAACGCCTACCGCACGCCAGCCGACAAGGCGAAAGAGCTGCGTTCTTGTGACTGTCACGTTTAATAGGGGGCTGCCTTGTGACTGTCACGCATCCCGGTTCCCGTGACTGTCACGTTTGATAATAGGTTGCGCCAATAGCACTGCGCTGCTTTGCTATCATCCCGTCATTGTTTCGACGGAGTAATGCC